GGGCATCCTTTTTAGCACGAATGGGCAATATGCCTGGCGCTGAGATGAAAGATGGAAAGCCTACCCGACTTTTACTTTCTCTTAGAGCTTGGGGCGCAACGTCCAAGGAAGACGCTAAAGCTAAGGCTAAAGCGATCTCTAAGAGGAATATGAAGTGAGACCAGTATCTGTCGGAATTAACCCAACAGCCGCTACGCTGACAACTGTTTATACAGTTCCTACGGGTTATTACGCCAAGTTTACTGTCATGTATATCCACAACACTGGTGGAAATACAAAGCACATCACAGTCCAATGGTATGACGCAAGCACTGCAACTACCTTAGACATTCTTACTTCATATACGTTAGCTTCAAAAACATACCTTCAATTTGATGGTTCGGCTTATATCGTTTTAGAAGAGGGCGATAGGATTCAAATTACAACTGAAGCGGCTAGTTCATTCAGTTTTATTGCAACATTTGAGGTTCAGGGAGCGCAACGAACATGACCTACTTAGAACTTGTTAACGATGTGTTAGTTCGCTTGCGTGAAAGCACAGTATCTACTGTTGGCGAAACAACATATTCTTCTTTGATTGGCAAGTTTGTCAATGATGCCAAGCGTCAAATTGAAGATACATACACTTGGAATGTCTTAAACCAGACAGTAACAGTTACCACTGCTGGTGGCACAAGTTCTTATTCTTTAACTGGTACTGGTCAGAAGTTTCGTATTGCTGAAGCTCTTAATACTACAAACTATATTGTTTTGAGCAACATTGCAGTTTCAGACATGAACCGCAAGTTGAACTTTGGCACGCCAGTTCAAGGCGTTCCTACTGAATATTGCTTTAATGGCTCAGATGGCAATGGTGATACAAAGGTAGATTTGTATCCTGTTCCTAATGGTGTTTACACATTGAAGTTTGATGTAACCATCCCACAAGCTAATCTGACTGCTGATGGCACTTCAGTCAAGGTTTTAGACTATTTGGTTGCTCAAAGTGCATATGCTCGTGCTTTGATAGAGCGTGGTGAAGATGGTGGAACAAACTCTAATGAGGCTTATGCTTTGTTTAGAGGGATGCTCTCTGACGCTATTGCGATGGAGTCCACTCGTTATCCTGAAGACAACTTTGTGGCAATCTAATGGCATCAGCACTTCAAAGTTATAGTCTCTCAGCACCAGGCTTTTACGGCCTGAATACTGAAGATTCGCCCCTTGATTTGGGGTCTGGATTTGCCTTGGTTGCAACTAACTGCATCTTGGATCAGTATGGTCGTATTGGTGCTAGAAAAGGTTGGTCAAGGGTTAACTCTTCCTCTGGTGCTTTGGGTGCTAACGATGTTGGTGTGATCCATGAGTTAGTCCAAAACGATGGAACTTTGACTGTTCTGTTTGCTGGCAACAACAAGATATTTAAACTTGGTACTGCTAATGCGGTGACTGAGTTGACCTATGGTGGTGGTGGTTCTGCTCCTACTATCTCAGCAAGTAACTGGCAATGTGCATCCTTGAATGGCATTGCATACTTCTTCCAAACTGGTCACGATCCTTTGATTTATGACCCTGCCGTAAGTACAACTACTTATCGCAGAGTGTCTGAGAAGTCAGGTTATGTAGCTACAGTTCCCCAAGCAAACATTGCTATTTCAGCATTTGGTCGCTTATGGGTAGCTAATACATCTACAGACAAAGTAACTGTTACCTTCTCTGATCTGATTGCAGGTCATGTATGGGGTGGTGGCACTTCAGGCTCATTGGATGTCTCTCGTGTGTGGCCTAATGGTGCAGATGAAGTCATGGGCTTGGCAGCTCACAATGATTTCTTGTTTATCTTTGGTAAGAAGCAGATTCTTGTTTACTCTGGTGCTTCTACACCCGCTTCTCTTGTTCTGAGCGACACAGTAGGCTCTATTGGATGTATCGCTAGAGATACCATACAAAGTATTGGTACTGATGTTGTTTTCTTGTCAGACTCAGGTGTTCGTTCATTGATGCGTACCATTCAAGAGAAGTCTGCGCCCCTGAGAGACCTTTCTAAGAATGTTCGTTTTGATTTGGAATCTTCCTTGGCGGGAGAAACACTAGCAAATGTTAAATCTGTTTATTCAGAAAAGAACGCTTTTTATCTGCTTGTTCTACCCGCTACTTTGCAAGTCTACTGTTTTGATACAAAGCAAAGTCTCCAAGATGGTGCTTCCCGTGTAACCAAGTGGGACAATATTTCACCAACCGCACTAAGATCATTGCGTAATGGTGATTTATACATTGGCAAGAATGGCTACATTGGTAAGTATGGTGGGTATCTTGATGATGCTACTACTTACCGATTCTCGTATTACACTAATAATGCTGACTTAGGCAATGCTAATCAGATTTCTATTCTGAAGTCTATTACTGCCGTGGTGATTGGTGGTTCTAACCAGTTCCTCACAATCAAGTGGGCTTTTGATTACTCAGGTGCTTATCAGTCTGAGAACGTCTTTATTCCACCTCAAGGCTACTTTGAGTATGGTGTTGGCGAGTATGCAATTGCAGACTACTCAAGTGGTATACCAATTAAAGCATTAACAAGTAATGCGTCTAGTGCGGGTAAAATCGTACAAACTGGTTACGAAGCCACTATCAATGGCACTCAGTTGTCAATTCAGAAAATTGAACTTCAAGCCAAAGAAGGCAAGATAGGATAAACCATGTCTAATTATTCAAAATCCACTAACTTTGCGTCTAAAGATAATCTCTCGCCTGGCAATCCTCTAAAGATTGTTAAAGGTACTGAGATTGATACAGAGTTCAATAACATTGCTACTGCTATAGCAACAAAGACAGATAACTCCTCTGCCACAATTACTGGCGGAACGATAAATGGTGCGGTTATCGGTGGAACTACTGCCGCAGCAGGAACATTTACTAATCTTACTGTTAGCACTGCCGCTACGATTGCTTCTGCCGCTATTAGCGCAGGAACAATCAATGGTGCGGTAATTGGTGGTTCATCTCCACTTGCTATTACTGGCACAAACATCACTGCAAATACAGGCTTTAGTGGCCCATTGACAGGTGCAGTGACAGGTAACGTAACGGGTAATTTGACAGGAAATGTCACGGGTAACGTCACAGGTAACGTAACTGGCAATCTGACAGGCAATGTTACTGCTGCTTCTGGCACTTCTACATTCAACAATGTGACCATCTCTGGCGCATTGGACATGGATAGCAGTACATCGGCAACCATTACTGGTTTGGCAAGCCCTACAAACGATTCTGATGCGGCTACCAAGGGTTATGTGGATGCACTAGCCCAAGGTATTGATGCTAAAGCCTCTGTTGTTGCGGCTACTACTGCAAACATCACTTTGTCTGGCGCACAAACCATTGATGGCATCTCGATTGTTGCGGGTGATCGGGTCTTAGTTAAAGACCAATCTACCGCCTCACAGAATGGTATTTACTTATGTGCTTCTGGTTCATGGACACGCACAACCGATGCTGACACTTATGCTGAGTTGGTAGCGGCTTTTACCTTTGTTGAAAAAGGTACAACCAACGCTGATTCTGGCTTTATCTGCACAATAGATGCAGGTGGGACATTGGGAAGCACATCGATTACTTGGGCGCAGTTCTCAGGTGCAGGTCAGATTACTGCAGGTGATGGTCTTACAAAGACAGGCAACACTCTCAATGTAGGTACTGCATCATCTAGTCGTATTGTTGTCAATTCGGACAACATTGATTTGGCTACTTCTGGTGTAACGCCAGGCACTTACCAATCTGTGACTTTTGATGCTTATGGTCGTGCAACGGCAGGGACGAATCCTACGACTATTGGTGGCTATAACATTACAAATGCTTATACCAAAACTGAAATAGATTCGATATTTGGTTCGACTACTACTGCGGCTGATTCTGCTTCTCAAGCCGCTACTTCTGCAACTCAAGCATCTGGATTTGCAAGCACCGCAAGTACAAGCGCAACAAATGCAGCACAAAGCGAAACTAATGCGGCAGCCTCCTACGATGCTTTTGATGACAGATACTTAGGTTCTAAGTCTTCTGCTCCTTCTGTAGATAACGATGGCAATGCCTTGTTAACGGGTGCTTTGTACTGGAATACAACAGTAAGTACTTTGTATGTGTGGACAGGATCGGCTTGGAGTCAGGCGGCTTTTACGGCAGGTGGCTTCTTAGTAAACACTAATAACCTATCTGACGTATCCAATACTGCTACTGCTCGAACTAACTTAGGTTTGGCAATTGGAACTAATGTCCAAGCCTACAACGCTAATACGGCAGTTACCAATTCTGCACAGACCTTTACTGCTACTCAGACTTTCTCAGGTTCATCATCTGCTACTGCCATTGTGCTAAACGATGCAGCAGAGGTAGCTACAGTATCTGCAACAGCAGCTACAGGAACGATTAACTACGACATTACCACTCAATCTGTTGTTTACTACACAAGCAATGCGTCTGCTAACTGGACAGTTAATTTTAGAGGCTCTAGCGGTACTTCATTGAATACTTTGATGAGTACAGGTCAATCAATGACTGTGGCTTTCTTGGTTACTCAAGGCTCTACGGCTTACTACAACTCTGCTGTGCAAGTTGATGGCACTACATCTGGAGTCACTACTAGGTGGTTGGGTGGTGCGCCTACTGCGGGAAATGCTAGTGGAATAGACAGTTACAGATTTCTTTTACTGAAAACTGGAAGTGCAACCTTTACAATTCTTGCTTCAGTAACACAGTTCAAGGCTTAAAAATGTGTATCTGCAAAAGATGTAATATTGACAAACCTTTGGATGAATTCCAAATGGACAAGCGTAGAAATAAACACTACGGCACTTGTCGGGTTTGTCGTGTCAAAGCGCAGAATGACAGAAGGCTTGCAAATATTGACGAAAGCAGAAAGAAAACTCGTGAGTATTTGCGTGAGTGGAGGGCTAAGAATCCTGAGAAACAAGCCGCCATCTGCAAGAAATATGATGAGAAAAACAGGGATAAGCGTAGTGCTTATGCCAAACAATATCGCAAAGACAATCCAGAAAAAGTGCAAGAACAGACAAAAGCATGGGCTAAAGCCAATCCTGAAAAAATTAAAGCGTATTCAGTAAAAGCTGGCAGGGCTTGGCATGAGCGTAATCCTGAGTATCTCAAGCAACACTACAAAGCCAATAAAGAACGATACATAGCGGCTAGTGCAAGGCGTAGAGCATCTCAGGACTCAGCCACGCCAACTTGGTTAACAGCCATTGATAAAGCTATGATTCAAGAGATGTACGATGTTTCTGAAGCAAGGTATATCCAAACTGGTATAAAACACCATGTTGACCACATCGTTCCAATTAACGGCAAAGGCGTAGCGGGTATGCACGTTCCTTGGAATTTACAAGTTATAACTGCTCACGAAAATCTGAGCAAAGGTTGGAGGTTTTAATGCCATTACAAGCAACTTCTGGTGCGGCTAGTTACGATGCCTTTGGTGGTGGTGCGGCTGCTGTGCCTAACTACATTGAGGATGTATTCTCAACGTATCTTTATACGGGTAACAATACATATCCACGCCAACTAATAAACGGTATTGACTTAGCGGGTAAGGGTGGACTGATTTGGTCAAAAGTCAGAAACATTAGTGGCGGGCATTTTCTTGTTGATACCGCTACCGCACCAAGCGGAAACTTTTTTTTACAGTCTGACAATACAAATGCGTTAACCAACTCAACTACATATTCGTACAACAACAACGGCTATACTTTTCAAAGCACAAACGAAAATTATGGCTTTGACGAATACACATTTGCCTCATGGACATTCCGCAAGCAACCAAAGTTCTTTGATGTTGTGACTTATACGGGGAATGGGACTTCTGGCAGAACTGTGGCTCATAACCTTGGGTCTGTGCCAGGTTGCATCATCGTTAAAAGAACATCTGGCGACCCAATTGAATGGGCTGTGTACCACCGAAGTTTAGATGCCACATCCCCGCAAAATTATTATCTTAGATTAAATACAACAGCAGCAAGGGCGCTCCAATCTGGGAACTGGAATGACACAGCGCCAACTTCAACTGTATTTACACTTGGTGATAGCGGAGCGGTAAACACAAATGGCGAAACCTACGTTGCCTACCTATTTGCCCATAACGCAGGAGGCTTTGGCCTAACTGGTACAGACAATGTGATTAGCTGTGGGTCTTATACAGGGAATGGTTCTGCTACTGGGCCAACTGTGACGCTTGGGTATGAACCTCAATGGGTATTAGTTAAAAGAACAGACAGCACATCAAGTTGGACACTTTCCGACAATATGCGTGGTCAACCTGTTGATGGGGCTACTGCTATTCTTTTCCCCAATTTATCTGATGCTGAAGCATCTGCAACAACAGCAGTTTCTCCTACTGCTACTGGGTTTCAAGTTAAAACTTCTGGCGCAACTTACAATGCATCAGGTGGCACATACATCTACATAGCCATTCGCAGAGGCCCGATGAAAGTGCCTACGAGTGGGACTAGTGTGTTTGGTTTAAACGCTAGAACTGGTACTGGCGCTAATGCAACTGTTACTGGCGGTGCTGGTGTTTCTGATGCAGTGATAATTAAGAATCGTGGTTCAGCAGTAAATTCTTTATTTTCCTCTAGACTTACTGGTACAGGCTATATGGAAACCTCATCTTTTGCGGCTGAAGTAGCGGCAGGGACAACCATACTTCAAGCCAACCCTTGGGATGTCATGGATGGCGTAAAAGTTGGCACGACATCAACTATTACAAATGCGTCATCAAACACATTTATAAACTACCTTTTTGACCGCGCGCCCAACTTTTTTGATGTGGTTTGCTATACAGGTAACTATGAGGGTGGTGGCACATTAGTTCAAAATGTACCTCACAATTTAAAAGCAGTTCCTGAGTTAATGATTGTTAAACGTAGAAGTACCATAAAAGTATGGGCTGTTTATTATGGCGATGCTACCAAATATATTGAACTTCAAAGTAATGCTGCTGCCGTAGCTGCTGATGGGCGTTGGTATTCAACTAACCCAACAGCAACACAGTTTACAGTTGGAAATGACTCCGACACTAACTTTCTTGGTGAGAAATATATAAATTACCTATTTGCCACTTGTGCAGGTGTTTCCAAAGTAGGAAGCTACACAGGGAACGGCACAACCCAAACTATTAACTGTGGGTTTACAGGTGGTGCGAGATTCGTCCTCATTAAGAAAACAAGCGGTACAGGGTCGTGGTACGTCTGGGATAGTGCTAGGGGTATTGTGTCAGGAAATGACTCCTACCTTTTATTGAACTCTACAGCAGCTGAAGTTACCAACACAGATTACATTGATACTTATTCGGCAGGTTTTGAAATTAGTTCAACAGCCCCATCAGAAATCAACGAAAATGGTGGTAGTTTTATCTTTTTGGCGATTGCCTAGACATGAAAAGCGGAATCTATCATATTAAGAATATTGTCAGTAATGGCATATATTTTGGTCGCTCTGTTGATGTAGCGGATAGGTTGAGCCATCACAAGCATCAATTAAAGCGTGGTGTTCATGTTAACAAGCGTTTGCAACATTCATGGAATAAACATGGTGAGCAATCGTTTGAGTTCAAGATGATTTGGGAAGAAACTCCAGATAAGTTAGAAGAATTAGAAGGCTTTATTCTTGAGACTGTTTGGGGTAATGAGAGATTGTTTAACCATCACAAACTGTCTGCTGGTGGATTCTTGCCAAACAATAAACTAGGTTGTTTTACAAGGTCAGAAGAAACCAAAAAGAAATTAAGCGTTGCTTTTAAAGGTCGTGAATTTTCTGAGCAACATAAGCAAAAGATTGCAGTAGGTAAAACTGGTTTAAAAGCTAGTGATGAAACTAAAAAGAAAATGTCAGATAAAAGGTCTGGTAAAGCTAGACCACAATCATGGCATGACAAGATGGCTGAATATAGGGAAAACAATCCAAACCCTATGCAAGGCAAGATTAGCCCTATGAGAGGAAAGAAATTCCCTACTATTGCTTGTGAGCATTGCGGTAAGGAAGCCTCAAAAGGAAACCACTTACGCTGGCATGGAAACAATTGTAGGAGCAAATAATGCAAATCAGAACACAATCAGGGCAAGTCATGTACGAAGCAGAATTTCGTGCATACACAAAAGCCAATGGTGGCCCATCATGGGACATAACAACAACTGAAGTCTTAACTGCTTTGGGTGCTGATGTAGTCTTTGAAGGCGCACAAGCTACAGGTGGTACTGTTTACCAATACTCACAAGCCTCTGGTGTTGAGCAGATTGATGGCAAGTGGTACACAAAGTATGTGCTTGGCCCTGTCTTTACTGATGGTGAGACAACTGCTGCTGAACAAGAGACTGCTTACAAGGCCACTAAAGATGCTGAACAGGCTAAGAGTGTTCGTCAGACCCGTGATGATAAACTGTCAGCAACTGATTGGAGATTTCGTAGCGATATGACTCCATCACAAGAGTGGAAAGACTACTGCCAAGCATTGAGAGATGTTCCTTTGCAAAGTGGTTTCCCTTGGACTATTACTTGGCCTGTTGAGCCACAATAAGGAGCAATCATGGCTGTAACTAATCAAGAGTTATTTGACATCTTTCTTGCTAATCCGAATATGTCGGATTCGCAGATTGTTACCTTAATGGAAACAAGAGGTATTAGTCCTGAACAGGTTTCCTCTACATTTGGAATACCTGTTGGCGAGGTTGCGGCTCGTGTGGCAGATGTTATTCCTCCAAACCAAGCAGTGTTGCTAGGTGATACTTATGTTCAAGCCATCAATGAAGTAAGAGGTTCTGGCGAGGATCAGCAGATAGGTGGCTTAGAAAATGTTCTGACTTACAAAGTTGGCGAGAATCAAACTGGCGGTGCTTATAACCAATACACACCAACTGGTGAACTTGAGCGTACTGGTACACAACAAGAAGTTAAAAGCGGTCTAAAAGAGTTTGCACTTGGTTCTGCCCTATTGTTTGGTGGTCTTGGTGGCGGTTTTGAGAGTCTATTTGGTGGCCCTGCTGCAGGTAATGGCGCTTTCTTAGGTGAGGGCGTTGCTTCAGGTATTCCATCCTTTGATGCCGCATTTTTAAATGCTGGTGGTACTTTTAACCCTGCCTTTGGTTTGCCTGTTGGTAATGGCGCATTCTTGGGTGAGGGTGTCCCAACAGGAATACCTGCGTCTGATGCGGCTTTTCTAAATGCTGGCGGTACTTTTAATCCCGCTTTTACATTAGCCCCAGATGGGTTATTGGGAACACCTATAGTAGTTCCTCCCACAGGCGTACCCCCCACTGGAGTTCCTCCAACAGGTGTACCTCCCACAGGTGTACCCCCTACTGGAGTTCCCCCTACTGGAGTTCCTCCTGTAGTAACGCCTCCTACTGGCATTCCTCCTATTGTTACGCCTCCTACAGGTATTCCAATTCCGACAGTTGCAGACATTACAAGATTGGCTCAATCAGGTTTAACTGCGGCTCAGATTGCGGCTTTGTTCCAATCTACTGCACAAACTGGTGCGGGTCTTCTCCAACAACAAACATCCCGTGAAGCGGCTCAAAAAGCGCAAGCAATGATTGATGCGGAGACTGCGGCTGCTAAAGCGGCTGCTCAGTTTAGACCTGTTGGAATGACTACTCGGTTTGGTGCTTCACAATTTGGCTTTGATCCTGTAACAGGTCGATTAACAAGCGCAGGATACACACTAAGCCCTGAAGCTAAAGCGGCTCAAGACAGGTTTGTTAAGTTGGCTGAAACTGGTATTCAACAAGCAGAAGGCGCTCAGAAAGCCTTTGAACCACTGCAAACAGGCGCTCAGAGTTTGTTTAAACTTGGTCAAGGTTATCTTGCTGAAAAGCCTGAAGATGTTGCTAAGAACTATTTAGCTTCTCAAATGGCTTTGTTGCAACCTGGTCGTGAGACTGAACTTGCTAATCTGCAAAACAGACTCCAACAACAAGGTCGTGGCGGTCTTTCTGTGGCTCAAGGTGGTGCTTTGGGTGCTACTACTCCTGAGTTGCAAGCTCTGTATAACGCTAGAGCGCAACAAGAGGCTCAATTGGCGGCTAATGCTCAACAGTATGGTCAACAGAATGTATTGTTTGGTGCGGGTCTATTGGGTCAAGGCTCACAAGCTATGGGTCAATATTATGGTGGTCAACAAGCCGCTTATGCACCTTACACAACTGCTTTAGGACAAGTACAGAACTTGGAGACTTTGGCACAACAACCATTGCAAATGGGCGCTAATCTTGGTCAAACAGCAGCTCAAGCGGGCTTTAATGTTGGTCAATTAGGACTAAGAGGTGCGGGTGCAAGTGTAGAGTTGGCAACAGGCAAAGCGGCAACAAATAATCCTTATGCTTCAGCAATAAGTGGTTTAGCGGCTAATCCTGCCTTTGGACAATATGTAGGTGGAATGTTTAGTGGTGTACCGCCAACAACAGCCATGAGCGCACCAGCAACAACATTTGGTACTGGTAACTATTACGGCAGTCAAGACCTCGGTTTATTCTTGTAAGGAATCATCATGGCAGAAAATATCGTAGCGGGTCTGTTTGGACTGAACCCACAAATGTATGGTGAGCAACAGCGTAGAAGTGCTTTACAAGAAGGTATTGACCTTGCTCAACTAGACC